TATTTAAATTGATGATTCACAATAGGATACTCCTCATCAAGTGTTCCGTTAAGTGTGTCATACGCTAAACTCCATGCATTAACCATAGGTAAATAGAAAATCATTTACAAAGGATTCTGACTTCTCTTCTCCAAACTTACCTTTTAAATAACCTCTAACAGGATCAAGTTCGGTCATGTATTTGTCAAAGTCAGCATACACCGTAGTGTCTTCTCCTTGTGGATCATTTAATTCTACCATCTTTTTATATTCTGTCAAGTATTGTTTAAACATTGGAAGATGTTCATCAACCTCATCAGGTTTACAATACCTTACGAATATGTTTTCTGAGAAGTGATTACCCATCTCAAAGAACCTATACTTACCATCATCTTTTGGAAGACCATCAACTGA